AGGAATATTGTTTACGTAAACTTGGGAAAGGTGTGATCACAATTAATGTATCTGACGCTCAAATAGAAGATCGTGTGGATGATGCATTTGAATACTATCGTGATTATCATTATGATGCCGTTGAGAAAGTTTTTCATGAAACATATTTTAGTTGAAGATGACTTCACTAATAGATATATACCAATTAATGATACAATTATAGGTGTTAAACGAGTTATACCATTAACACAATTGCATTCTAATAATATGTTTAGTATAGAATATCAAATGAGATTGAATGATGTTTATCATTTAAATCAATTGGATTTAATAACATATAAAATGGCTCACTCACATATGGCTATGATTAATGATTTATTACATACTACTAACAATATAGCTATTAGATATAATAGACATTTAAATAAATTATCATTAGATATGGATTGGAATAAATTGTCTGTCGGTGATGTTATAATTATTGAAGTTTTGAAAATCTTAGACCCGGATACCTATACAGATGTGTGGAATGATAGATGGTTGAAAGAATACGCATCCGCGTTGATAAAACGACAATGGGGTGAAAATATATCCAAATATGAAGGTGTTGAAATGGTTGGTGGTGTCATGTTAAGCGGTGCCAGATTAATAGCAGAATCCACAGAAATGATTAATAAATTACAAGAAGAAATGTCATTGAAGTATGAATTACCTTGTGATTTCATGGTTGGATAAGATATGGCAGTTAATCCTATATTTAATCAAGTAGATATTGTTAATGAACAGAATTTAGTATCTGATGTTGTTTCTGAAGTTATTCAAATACATGGTGTAAACTTTTATTATATAAAACGAGATAGTGTGAATGAAGACACTATTTTTAATGAACGTACATTAGTTGAATTTCGTGATTCATTTTTAATTGAAATGTATATAGAAACTGCCAACGGTTGGTCGGGTGAGGGTGACTTTTTATCTAAATTTGGTTTAGAAATTAAAGATCAATTAATAACACACGTATCTATTGAAAGATTTCAATATGAAACTGGGATGGATCAACCATTAGCTGGAGATTTATTATATTTTCCATTAGCCGATAAGATATTTTCAATAACATTTATTGAAGATGATGTTCCATTTTTTCAATTAGGAAAACAATATATATATAAAATAACTACAGAATTATTTGATTTTTCACATGAAGTTATTGATACTGGATTAGAATTTATTGATGATAATGCCAATATTAATGACAACGTGGTATCAGTTGATTTCACATTAGGTTCTGGTTCTGGTGATTTTATTATAGATGAGATAGTATATCAGGGTGTTGATATAGACACATTAACAGCATCGGGTAAGGTTATATCATGGAATAGTGGTACTAAGGTATTGAAATTAAACGATTTGAATGGTAATTTTATTCAAAATAATAATGTGAAAGGTGATACATCAGAGTCTATATATATGTTAGGTGCGACACATGAATATATATTCAACGAAACAAGTGTGACTGCGGATAATATTATTATAGATGGTAAAGCTGATGAAGTTATAGATTTTTCAGTTAAAAACCCATTTAGTGAGACTTATTAATAGGATATAATATGTTAGGTAATGATGAACAATATAACAGTATAATACGAAATTATGTGATTGCGTTTGGTTCTATTTTCAATGATATAACAATAGTAAGACGCAATTCAGATGATACTATAAAGAAGAGTATTAAAGTACCGTTATCATATGGTCCAAGTGAAAAATTTATGGCATTAATACATGGTGATGATAAAACTATAGAATTACCAAGGATTGCGTTTGAAATAACATCTATGCAATATGATGGTGAACGTAAATTATCTAAAATTTCTGGATATACTCACAAAGAAACCACAACGTCAAAAACATTTATAGAGCATCCAGTACCATATGATATTGACATTGATTTATTTATAATGGTAAAAAATGCGGATGATGGAACTCAAATACTTGAACAAATATTACCGTATTTCACACCAACATTTAATATCCCTATAAAGGAATTAAGTGATGATTCATTGGTACGGGACACACCTTTAGTATTAAATGTTGTTTCATTAGAAGATGATTATGATGGAGATTTTTTCACTAAACGTGCAATTATATGGACTTTAGGATTCACCTTAAAGGGTTATTTGTATGGTAATGCAAAGGAAAAAAAGGTGGTTCGTGGTTCTGGTTCTGGGGTTGGGAATTTAGATTCGGATAATACATCGTATTCCGATCAATCGGTGGCTCCTAAAGACGAGGATCAGTTGTCGTCTGATGATTATGGATTTGCAGAGGATGTTACAAATTATGAATAAAGTGGAAAAGAAGTTGAATGATGTGTTAGGTATAGATGCATCTTATGATGTTGTTGAAACTAATAAAGATATTATACCTTCAGAAAAAAAAGATGAGATTGTTATTAAAGAGAATTATAATAATACCATTAATACTTTAAACAATTTAATTGAAGTTGGAGAAGATTCTATAGCAACATTATTGTCCGTAGCGAAAGAGACTGAACACCCTAGAGCATTTGAAGTGGTTGGTCAATTATTAAAGGTTACTGGTAATCTTAGTAAGGATTTAATAGAATTACAGATGGATATGAAACGACAAGGTATAAAAAACAAAAAGGAGATTGTTAATAATAATGTATTCGTTGGAAATACTGCTGATTTTTTATCATTAATAAAAGAGAAGAAGAAGGATATCGATGGAGATTTATAAGCAGAATCCACGGTTAAAATCCCCAGGCGTTGAAATAGAATGGACTAAAGAACAAACAGAAGAATACATTAGATGTATGGATGATCCAACATATTTTATAAAAAATTATGTTAAAATTATAAATGTAGATAAGGGTCTTGTTCCATTTGAGTTGTACGATTTTCAAGAAAATATGATAAATACTTTCATGGAATCTAGATTCACTATTTGTAAAATGGCAAGACAATCTGGTAAGTCTATAACATGTATAAGTTATTTCCTCCATCAAATATTATTTACTAAAGACATATCTATTGCTGTTTTAGCTAACAAATTATCTACTGCAAGAGAATTATTGAGTAGATTGCAAAGAAGTTATGAAACATTACCACTTTGGTTACAACAGGGTGTTGTTGTATGGAATAGAACTAATATAGAATTAGAAAATGGTAGTAAGGTTCTAGCATCTGCAACTTCTTCTAGTTCTGTACGTGGTAGTTCATTTAATATATTATTTTTAGATGAATTTGCATTTGTTCCTAACGAAATGGCAGAAGATTTCTTTAGATCAGTTTATCCAACAATATCATCTGGTAATAGTAGTAAAGTAATTATAGTATCTACACCATATGGTATGAATCATTTTTATAAATTATGGAATGATTCTATACAAGGTAGAAGCTCATATCAAAATTTAGAGGTGCATTGGTCGGAATTACCTGGTAGAGATTCGACATGGAAACAACTAACAATAAATAATACTTCTGAATTACAATTTCAACAAGAATTTGAGTGTGAATTTTTAGGAAGTTCTAATACCCTAATTAATGGTAGTAAATTGAAATGTTTATCATATTCTACTCCAATTAAGAAGTTATATGATAATAATTTATTAATATATAATGAACCAATTCCAGATCATATATATTGGTTAACGGTTGATGTGTCTAGAGCTAAAGGTGCGGATTATTCTGCATTTTCTATTATAGATGCAACTGAATTGCCATATATTCAAGTTGCAACATATAGATCAAATGAAATACCACCAATGTTATACCCAAATATAATAAAATTTGCAGCAGATTTATATAATGAAGCATATATATTAGTAGAAATTAATGATATAGGACAACAAATATCAGACATATTATATGAAGAAATGGAATATAATAATATGATAATGACTAAAACTGACGCCAGAAAGGGACAGTTTATATCTAATGAATACGGTAAAAAAGTTAATATAGGACTTAGAACAACAAAATCAACTAAAAAGGCAGGTTGTTATAACTTGAAATCATTGATAGAAGAAGATAAATTAATTATAAATGATTTTAATACAATTGATGAATTATGTTCTTTTATTAGTAAGGGATTGAAATACGAAGCAGATAGTGGTCGTAATGACGATTTAGTGGATACTTTAATATTGTTTTCATGGACAACAACTGACCCATATTTCAAAGATTTATCGGATATTGACATTAGAAAGGAAATATATAAAGAACGAATTCAGTATATAGAGGACCAACTGTTACCGTTTGGTTTTATAAATAATACACAACCTAAAGAAATAACAGTAGATAAAAATGGTGATATATGGGGATAGAAATATGAAATATTATAAATATTTATATCTAAGATAAATATCCATTAATAATAAAAAGGAGACGAACAATGGCATTTCAAGTCAGTCCAGGAGTAAGTGTAAGAGAGTTTGATTTTAGTACATCAGTTCCACAAACGGCAACAACATCTGCCGCTATGGTTGGTGATTTTTCATGGGGGCCTGTTGGTCAAGCAACGACCATATCAACCGTTGATGAATTAAAATTGGTATTTGGTAAACCAACAGAATCTAATTATAAACCGTTTTTTACAGCAAGTAATTTTTTAAATTACGCACAAAGTTTAAAAGTTGTTCGTTCAGTCGGAGTAAATGCAGTAAATGCTATTTCAGGAACATTGGCAACAGATACAGATACATTAGCAGTATATTCAACTGATGTATCTTCAGAATTACCATTTAAAAATAGAAGTAATACGCAAGACCAATATGCAAAAGATTGGGGAAATGGTGGGTCATATCCATTAGGAGAATTAGTCGGGGATTTAGTAGATGCGGAATTGACATCTACTACTCCAGGAACATGGCAATTAAACGCACATATCCCTGTGGATTGGTTAGGTAATTATTCTAGTTCAAATGTCAGAGATGATATTGACGATTTAATTACATTAAAGGTCAATACCGCCACCGATTCAATTAATTTGCCATTTAATCATTTAAGTCGTGGGTGGATTAAACAAGTAACCGCCACATCACCATTTAGAACAGATTTTGTATTTGGTGGTTCACTTATCGATAGCACTACCGGATTCATCACTATACCACCAACGTTTGTTTTAGATACATCAGTTGGTAAACCAACTTTAGATGTATTATTGGGGTTCACTTCTGAATCAG